AAACAGTTTTATGTGGTAGAGGGGCCAATTGACTCGCTCTTTCTTCCAAATTGTCTCGCAATGGCTGGTGCGGATATGTCTGATTTGACTCTCATTGATAAAGATAAGACTACACTTATATTTGATAATGAACCAAGAAACTTTCAAATAGTGAAAAGTATGGTAAGGTTTTTGAAGAATGGTTGGAAGATTGTGGTATGGCCAAATTCAATTACTTGTAAAGATATCAATGACATGGTTCTAACCAGTATAAAGGATGCTCGGTTAGTTGAAATTATAAATACAAATACTTACTCTGGTCAGCGGGGTGAGTGGGAAGTGAAAAGTTGGAAAAAAGTTTAGGTATGAAAACCATTCATCAACTAGGATTTGTAAAACTTCTAGATGTGATGGGTGATGATGAAGAAGTAGAGAACTCTGCTCGTATTAGTTATGGAGAAGGAACAAGAAAGGTAAATCAGACGCGGAACCTTATCCGTTACCTAATGAGACACAAACATACCTCACCCTTTGAGATGTGTGAAGTCAAGTTCCATTTGAAATTACCAATTTTCATTATGAGACAACTCGTAAGACACAGGACGGCAAACCTGAACGAGTATTCTGGCCGTTACTCAGTGATGAGTAATGAATTTTATCTGCCTGAGGGTGATTACCTCGCTAAACAATCTACGACAAATAGCCAAGGTAGGGGAGAAGTCCTCGAGCAACAAGGTTTATTACAGTTTGAATTTAATAGGATTTATGACGGTGCCAGTATGGCATATCAAGTCCTATTAGAACATGATCTCTCTAGAGAAGTAGCTAGAGCTCTGTTGCCCGTTGCTAATTATACTGAATGTATATGGAAAATTGATTTACACAATTTCTTTCATTTTGTAAAATTGAGATCTGATAGTCATGCACAGAGAGAAATTAGAGACTATGCAAATGCAATGTATGAGTTAGTGAAACCGAATTTTCCTTTATGTTGTGAAGCATTTGAAGATTATGTACAAGGATCAACAACATTTTCAAAACAAGAAATGGAGGTTATTAGAGAACTTTTATCATATACAGATGCAAAGGCTGCACTAGCAGGAATGAGTGTTAAGGATGTTGGTGTTTTAGAGAGTAAATTAGGAAAACGAGAATCAAAAGAATTTTTAGAAAAATTAAAGCAAGGAGATGCAGAATGAGACTACCAACCATTTATCAAGAATACATCCACCTATCCAGATACGCACGATGGGATTACGATTTGGGAAGAAGGGAAACATGGGATGAAACAGTTGGTAGATATTTTAACTTTTTTACGGAATGGTTGGAAGAAAAAAATGATTACAAGTTAGAGAACGGAGAACGAATCGAACTGGAAAATGCAGTCAAAGAATTAAAAGTGATGCCTTCAATGAGGTGTCTTATGACTGCAGGGCCAGCATTAGAAAAAGAAAATGTCGCTGGATATAATTGCGCTTATATTAAAGTCGATAGTCCAAGATCGTTTGATGAAATCCTTTATGTGTTGATGAATGGAACAGGAGTAGGGTTTTCTGTAGAACAAGAACACACTAATCAATTACCAGTAGTTCCAGATGAATTATATGATACTGATACTGTAGTAGTAGTTGCAGATTCAAAGTTGGGGTGGGCTAAGGCATTTAAAGAATTAGTATCATTGTTGTATGGTGGTCTTATTCCAAAGTGGGATGTATCTAAAGTAAGAGAAGCTGGTGCACCCCTCAAGACCTTTGGTGGACGGGCATCAGGCCCAGCTCCGCTAGTAGATTTGTTTAAATTTACAATAAATACTTTTAAGAGCTCTTTAGGTAGGAAATTACATCCAGTAGAATGTCATGACATCGTATGTAAGACAGCAGAAATCGTGGTTGTGGGGGGTGTTCGTAGGAGCGCTCTCATCAGCCTGTCTAATCTTAATGATCGTGAGATGCGTTTCGCCAAGCATGGTGAGTGGCATACACACAATGTCCAAAGAGCACTTTCAAACAACTCGGTTAACTATAAAGAAAAACCAGACGTTGGTACTTTCATGCGAGAGTGGTTATCCTTATATGATTCAAAGTCAGGAGAGCGTGGAATTTATAATGGCATGTCAGCCAAAAAAACAGTTGAACAATTAAATGAAAGATATAAAGATGAAGATGGAAAATTTATTACAAGACGAATCGCTAGAGAGGACTTTGGCACAAATCCATGTAGCGAGATCATTTTACGGTCACGAGAATTCTGTAACCTCTCAGAGTGCGTTATCAGACGAGAAGACACTAGCGAATCTCTCAAAGAAAAAGTTAGAATTGCGACTATCCTTGGAACATTTCAATCAACCCTTACTGAGTACAAATATCTTTCCAGAGAATGGAAAAGAAATTGTGATGAGGAGAGGTTATTGGGAGTATCACTCACAGGAATAATGGATAATCCTCTTACAAATGGATCTAAAAAAGGACTAGATAAATTATTAGAAGAACTCAGGACTGTTGCTTATGAAACTAATAAAGAATGGGCAGATAAACTTGGAATTCCAGTTAGTGCAGCCATTACTTGTGTTAAACCAAGTGGTACTGTATCTCAGCTTGTTGATTCTGCTTCTGGTATTCATGCCCGTCATAATCCTTATTATATTCGTACTGTAAGAGCAGACAATAAAGATCCCCTCTGTAAACTTATGAAAAATGTGGGATTTCCAAATGAAGTAGATGTGACAAAACCAGAACATACGACAGTCTTTTCATTTCCATTTAAAACTCCAAAAGGAGCAGTTTGTCGTATGGATATGACTGCATTGGAACAATTAGAACTTTGGAAAGTTTATGCAGAAAGTTGGTGTGAACATAAACCATCTGTTACAATTTCCGTAAAGGAAGATGAGTGGGTTGAAGTAGCAGCTTGGGTGTATGATCATTTTGATTCTATTAGTGGTATATCATTTCTTCCATTTAGTGAGCATGTATATCGTCAGGCACCATATCAAGATTGTACAGAGGAAGAGTATAAAGAAGCCTTAAAGACGATGCCTAAAAATGTGGATTGGGCAGAGCTATCAAAATACGAATCACAAGACTACACCATAGCAAGTCAAGAGTTGGCATGTACGGCAGGAGGTTGTGAAATAATTTAACAAGGATTAGATGAAAAATTCAATCATCATAATTATATTTACTATATTATTCGTAGGGTGTACAGTAAATTTTGGACAAACAAAACCAGAAAAGGAAATTAAAACTGAAGTAGTAGAAACTAAAAAACTCAAACCTTGGCCCCATGTAGAGAAGGAATATTGGTATGCAAAATATTTCCTCAGTATGGCTTTGAATCCCGATGTACAACGAGTGATGGCACCAAGACAAGTATTCGCTGTAGTCAAATGTACTGTAGATGGATTTGAAAAAGACTATGAGTATGAAAGGTTTGTGAAAGTGATTGGAGCAAATATGGCACTCCCACCTCAAATTCATAAATACATCTACGATCTTTCATTTGAATGTTCACTAGAAGTAAAACGTAAAATGAAAGAAGACCAAGATAAAAAACCATTAACTTTAAAGAACTCTATTTAAATTATAATAAGGGAATTGATGCCTATAGATGTTAAGATAAATGAAGATGACTATATACTTTATGAGATATTGTGCGATTACTGCGATGAGGAATATGTCATTAAATATAAAATGAAAGATGAAAGTCCTAAACAGGCTATTGAGTGTTGTCCTTTCTGCAGTAATCTGATTGAAGAACCTGCAGAGAGTATTATACATGATGAAGAAACTGGCTGGGATTGATTATTCACTAACATCACCGGCAATATGCGTATGGAAAGAGACAAATGATAATAGACAGTTTAACTTTAATATGTGCACTATACATTATTTGGAAACTCCACAGCGACTCAAACGGGCCGCCCCACATGAAATTTTAAATTTGTGTGCACATGAATATCCAGAATGGGAAACAGAGGAACAAAGACATGATCTACTTTCAGATTGGACTATGAGTATAATTAGTGGATGTCAAGTATTCATAGAAGGATATGCCTTTGCTACTTCTGGTAAATCTTATGTTCGTTCTGTTGCAGAAAATTCTGGACTACTCAAACATAAGATGTATAAGGCAAACCAGACCTTCACATCAATACCACCTACCGTTATTAAAAAATATGCCACAGGTAAGGGTAATGCGAATAAAGATTTAATGTATGACGCATTTTCTAAAGAGTGTGTTGCACCAGTAGGCCTTCAGAAGACCCTTAGACCAAAATCAACTAAACTGACAAATCCTACAACTGATATTGTAGATTCTTATTGGATATGTAAATACGGCTGGAGAGAGCTTCTTGCATAAGAAAAATCATGAATCTAAGTCAAAAGACAACTTTCATCAACTCTTTGAAATTATGAATCAAAATACTCAAAGAAAGAGACAAAAGAGAGAATGGTATCATAGAAATAAAGAAGCAGTTCTAGAACAACAAAAGAATAGTAAGAAGAAAAGAAAAAATCAGAAAGAGTGGTATGAGAAAAATAAAAAATTGTGTATAGCTAGGGCCAAAAGGTGGAATGAAGACAATCCTTCAGCAAGGAAGCTAATAATGGAAAGACATAAAACCAAAAATAACCCAAAAGGAGTATGGTCAGATGGAACTTGAAGTTGATAATGATACAAAGAAAATGAGAATTATTAATTATCTAGATTATATGGATGATAAAAGTTTACAAGAAATAGCTGCAGCTTTATATAATTTGTCTAAAAGAAGGCAAGAAATTAGTAATAAAAAGGAGTTGGTAAATGCAACAGGAAAATAAATATGAGAAGTTGCCAAATAGTATGTATCCAAAAGTTAGACAACAAGTAGTGGACAGAATAGCAACATTTGAAAAGGTTATCGAAGAACATGCTACCGCACAAAAGGAAGCTTTAAAAATGGTTTATGAACAACTGGAAGAAGCAAAAAACGATTTGAAATATCTAGATGAAGTTAATTAAGAATGGAACAGAAAAAAATAATATACGTTGATATTGATGGAACAATATGTGATACTCCATTCCAGCACACCATTGACGAATCATCACAATATAATAAAGCTGCACCTTATTATGCTAGAATAGATATTATTAATAAACTATATGA